TAATCTTCCTCTTGCTCTAGTATCTACCTTATCAGTAGAATTGGTAATTGTAAATGGGCCAAGAGGTGAGCTAGATGCAGTGTTATTTGGATAATCATTCAATAGTAATGTAATTTTTGAATTACCTGTAAGAACCTTAAAGTCAGGTATAAATCTTTTTACAGACATAAAAAACTCTCCATCTCCTCTGTAATCAACCATACCCGTCGCTTGACCTTGTCTGGTTCTAGCTGCTGTAATATCAAAGTCTCCAGATTCAATAAACGCATTAATAGAAGTTGTGCCTGATGAATTAACTTGATCAGTTCCAACTTCGTGAGCATAATAAGTTGAAGCTCCATATGTGTTTGTAATACCCAAGATATCTCCAAATACAGGTAGTGATGTTTTATCATATTCAGTAGCATATGGCACATCAAAGACTCCGGTATCTACATACGAAGTTCTAGCTAATGATGAAGTTGTCCAAACATTTTCTCCATAGTTATATGTGACACATCTATCAATTTGTTCTGATCCTGATTTTGGATAAAACCAATTTACTTCACTATAAAGAGTATTGTGTTCTGCATAAACTATATCTGTTGCATTATAATTTATCCCTAAATTATTTGAATTTGTTGTAAAAACAAAATCTTCAACTAAACATGGTAATGATTTAACTGTACCATCAAATACAAAAAATCCACCTTCACCTGACATCCAAAATACTTTACCATCAGAATAACTTAATGCGTGTTGACCAATCAATCCACAGTTAGTACCAACTTGTCTTACACTAAATGTAAATGGTGGACCAACAAATTGAATTACATAAGCAGAGCTATCGGTTAATACTAAAGTATAATCTTTACCTGAGACTGCTCCAACAATTCTATTTCCTTTATCTAATCTAAATGTACCTGCAGTATTAACTGCAGTTGGTGTATAATCATTTAAGTCTTCTTGATTTGAAAATCTTATAAACATTGGATCCTGAGTCGTAGGATCTCCAATAGTTGTTTCCGTTCCAAAATGAAATAAGTGTCTATCTCTATCTGAGACTTGAGTTAATCTTGATGCAGTTGGATTAGCTGAAGTTGAAAAACCAGATGTAGATTTAGATGCTCTAATTGTTCTAGCACTTGATGCTCCTGCATCCCAAGTAAAAGTTTCTCCATCTCTAATTGTTGCAACAAGAACTTGTCCATAGTTATCAAGACTCCAGTTTCCTGGATCCAGGACTACAGAACTTGTAGTTCTTTCTGTACCCCAAGTTTCATCTCCCCAAGAAGATGTGCCCCAACCATAACCTACGGTTTGAAAAACAGGACCTACTTGAACATAAGGATTAACAGTTGCAGCACCTGCTGCAGTCATGCCTGTTCCTCCTTCAGCTCTTACAGCTTGAACTGTAAACGTATCTATGTCTGGAACGGTTAAAATTTCATAAGCTACTTCTAATTCTGCTGTTGTAAAGTCGGATGCTCCAGTAACAGTCACTCCCGATAGGGTTACATATCTTCCAACTTCTAATCCATGTGATCCTTTATTGACTTGTAAAACATTTGAGCCATTAACAGTTGTTAATGTGCATCCTGTAATAGCTGTATCTAATGGTGTAATATCAAAAAACTGTTCTCCATAATATAAAAATAAACCTTGTGATGTTCCAATAGCTGCATATCTTTCACCCGCTAAAGATGTCCAGGTGTGTTGAGCACGTGCTACCCCAGGTAATGTTTCACCTGCAATAGATAATTGATTCCAACCACCTATTTTTTCAGGTAATCCATATCTAAATCTAACAAAATCACCATCTACCCATTGAGATTCGGCTCCTGAATCCGTGACCATTTTGTTAAAACCAGGCTTGAAATTTAATTTTTGTAGCATATAGTAGCTTATATATTAATTTTAAAGATAATGAAAGTAGCATAATTATGATAGAAAAAACAGTAAATATAAATAATTTCATAGGTATTTATGATAATTACATTACAGAAGAAGAATGTAATAGAGCTATTAAGTTATATGAAAATGAAAATAAATTTAATAATACAATTAATAGAATAGATTTCGAAAAGTCAGCCGTACTTAAAAAACAAGATCAACAATTTTTTGTAGAGTCTTATAATATAGAAGTTTGGTGGGAATCATTAAAACCCATAATAGTTAATTTCCAATTAGCTTTTAATCACTATATTAAAAATACAGGAGCAGAAGATGCTTACGGAGTTCCTTTTTATTACTGTCCTTTAAAAATTCAAAAAACTTTACCTACAGAAGGCTATCATGTTTGGCATATAGAACATGGAAAAGGATATCAAAATGAAGCAAGAGCTTTTGTTTATTCTGTATATTTAAATGATGTAGAAGAAGGAGGAGAAACAGAATTCTTACATTTTTCAAAAAGAGTAAAACCTAAAAAAGGAAGAATAGTTATCTGGCCTGCAGGGTTTCCATATTTACATAGAGGTAATCCACCTTTATCAGGTGAAAAATACATTTTAACATCTTGGATGACGTTAAAATAAAATGGACCACATAGAATCAATAATTCAATTAAAAAGTATAATTTCTCCTGAATTTATCAAAAAAATAATACCTTTAATAAATCATAAAGCTAAAAAAAATTTAGAAGTTAGGAGTGGTTTAGATATTAATATAAGAAATGTAAAAGGTTTTCATTTAAATTTTAATACTCCAACTAATATTTTTTACTGGAATTATATAAAACAAGAAATAGAAAGACTTTATGTTTATTATAAAGCAAAGTTTCCTAAAATGTCTAGCAATAAAATAAATCAAATAGATTTATTAAAATATACTCCAGGGGGAAAATATAATATTCACACTGACCATTATTCTACAACACATAGAGTTTTAAGTGTTATTATGAATTTAAATGATGATTATGAAGGGGGAGATTTAATTTTTACAGATCAAAAAGAAAAAGAAATTAAAAGACTAAAACTTGATAAAGGATCTATTGTATTTTTTCCAAGTAATTTTATGTATCCACATAGTATTCAACCCATTACAAAAGGAACAAGGTATAGTATAGTTGCATGGCTGCAGTAGAATATAAATTAATAAAAAATTTTTTTTCAAAAGAAGAACTTAGTCTTTTTGAAAAATATTGTTATAATAAGTTAGACAAAAATCAATACAATACATTTGACGGTCAGTCATTCTCTCCTTTGTGGAGCAATGATTCTTTAATGAATGCTATTTTAGATACAAAATTATCTGTTGTTGAAAAACAATCTAATTTAAAATTATTTCCAACCTATGCTTATTGGAGATACTATGTATTTGGAGCAAAATTAAAAAAACATACAGACAGACCTGCATGTGAAATAAGTATTACTTGTTGTATAAAAAAATATGATGATTGGCCAATTATTGTTGAAGGAACTTCTTTTAAATTAGAGGAAGGTGATGCAGTTTTATATGCAGGGTGTGAACAAAAACATTGGCGTCCCGGAATATATAAAGGTGAAGGTATGGCTCAACTATTTTTACATTATGTAAATCAAAACGGACCTAATAAAGATCATGCATACGATTGCATACATGAAAATAAATCTAATAAAAAAATTAAGAAGAATAAGAAGTAGGTCTTAAACCTTTTTCAGACTCATCTCTATCGTCTGCGTCCCAATCAGCTTGTAATTTAGCTAAATGTTCTGAGTCCCATTTACTAGAAAATTGACTAAAATCACCTAATACAGAAGAATCATATTCAGAATGAGGAGTCTCATCTCTATATTCTACTGCATCAGAAGAATTTGAAGTACCATATTGAATAGCCCAAATATTTGAAAATTTAGATTGATTCCAAAAAGCATCATCATCAATTTTGTAACTAGTGCCTGCTTCAGCACCATTATTTTTAATAATTATTTTATCTTCAAATACTATTGTCCAATTTGCGTTTGTTGCCATATTTTCTCCTACGTCTTAATTATATAAATAATTGTTAAATAAGGTTGTAAAACTGAAGTTGCATCACCAGAAAAGTTTGCACTCATGTTATGAGAGTGACCTTGTCCTGAACCTGCACTACCACTATTAAAATTACCCGGACTAGCATTTTGTCCAAATTTTGCACGATTAAAATTTGCGTTAGCTGGATCGTTTGTTGGGCCATCTCTAGGAACCGAGTGACTATGAGAAGCAAGTTGTGCTGTTGATAAAGTTGCATTAGCTGTTGAACCTGCAATGTTTCCAGTTGAAGTTACAGTGTTTGCCCCACCAGTTGATGCTAAAGCTTTGTTGTTAGATTTTCCAACCGGTACGTTATCCTGTAAATCAGGAACATTAAAATTACCACCTCCTGGATCACCGTAAGTTGTACCAATGATTGCAAATAAATCTGCGTAAGTAGATTGACTTACTGCTTGTCCATTACACTCTAAAAAACCTGATGGAACAGATGAATCTGACCACGGCACAATAGTTGCTGTAGGAATTCCTTCTATACCTGTAAGGTTTGCTCCATCAAAATCATATCTAGTTGCTTCGTAATTTGCCATATTCTATTTCTCCCTGTAAGTCCATCCTGTTGTAGCATCTCCAGAATACACTAAACTAAAACCAGCACCTTGGGTATTAACTGTAAGGTCGGCTGCACTGTTTGCTATATTAGAAGAATTTCTACCAACAGTCAATGCGTTAGTATTAAAATCATATCCTTGATCTATAAATGAAACTTCATCACCTGCACTTGGAGAAGCGGGTAGCGTTACTGTAACTGCTCCACCATTTGTATTTACTAAAAGTTGAGCTCCAGCTTGAACTGTTTCTGCTGCTGAAACTGCTCTCCATTTTTTAAGTTCACCTGCTTTTACAACATTAGTTCCATCAGAATATAATGTGTAAGTGTGACCTTCACATAAAAGTACACCTGTTCCAGATGTAGTTTTAAAAGTTAAAGTAAAACCTGCATGGTCACATCCATCTTCAACTATATAAGTTTTTTCAACTGAATCTGGAATAGTAACATTTACGTTTGCTTCAAGAGTTCCTGTTAATTTAATAACTTCATTCTTACCATTTGATAAAGCACCATTTGTAAAAGTTAAAGCTCTAGATGCGTTAGTTACGTTAAATGCGTCATAACCACCAATTGCTTGTTCAAGAATTAGTAAGTTAGTATTTGTAATTTGTCCCCAAGTTCCTGAGTTTTCCCCAGTTGCTTGAACTGTTAATTTTAAACTAGCTGATGTTGAATTTGCCATAATTTAAATTCCTTATTTGCGTTTACTTTACTAAAAAATTGAGTTTGTGTCAAACTCATTATGCAGCTACTTCTTGCCATCCTGGAGGATCTATAGGCGCTGTACCTGTGTTTACTTCGTTCCAGATTAAAGCATTACCATTTCCTACTGTTGTAGTCAACCCAAAACCATTGAAAGTTGCATTAACATCAACAATAGCTGTAACAGAAGCTACTCTAGCAAGAGCAGGCAATCCTGTAACGTCTACTTCTTGTGCTGGAACTGCTACAACACTTCCTAAACCTGCAGACATTGCAATACCTGTTACGTCTTGTGGAACATCTCCTTGCATTCCTAATTGGCCTAAAGAACCAATCATGAAATTACCTGTTACTTCAGCATCTGGAGCTGGATCTACATTTGCTATTGTTACTTGAGCTACGTTTAAGGTATTAGCAGTTACATTTGCGTTACCTGTGATTGTTTCATTACCTAAATTTGCTGATAATGCTATACCTGTTAATTCTACACTTTCCCATTCACCGGTAGCACCCCATTCAAATTGACCATAGAAATATCGTCCCCAACCTTCTAAGTTATATGCTTCAACACTTCCTACAGAAGCTGTTGCTTGATTACCTGTAGCCATCGCATCAGGACCAGCGTCAGCTATTCCTAATGTACTAGAAATTTCTATTCCAGTTGGAAATACTTTTGATTGAATATCAATGACAGGAGCACCTAATGCACCAGTTATTGTTTGATTATTGTTTGTAGAATTTGTTGCAGTGACATCAATTTGTACAGCTATAGTTCCTATATTAAAAGATGCAGAAACCCCTGTTGGAAGTGCAGTACCAAATTCACCCCAGGCATTAATACCCCATTCAATACGTCCCCAACCTGTATTTATTTCACCGGCAGCTTCAGTAGTTGTACCAAGGACACCAGATAGACTTACCCCCGTTAATGTAAACGTAGGATTAGCTAAATCGTTCCATTGGTTTTGGCCCCAAAAGCCTGTATTCCAAGTTCCTGATGCCATAGGATTTTAACTCCTATGTACTAACCAGAGATTCTTAAAATCGCTGCTGTTGATGTAGCTGCTGGAAACTGAATTGTGAAAACACCTGCTGTCGCTGTTTTATCTGCTCCAAAATCTAAAGCACATACAGCTGCATTAGTTGCAGTTGCAGAAGTGTTATAGATTAAAGCTCCTCTAGCAGTTAACGTCACTCCAGTAAAAGATCTGTCTGCGAAGTCAACTCTTGCGACACCGGCTGTTATAGAAGTTCCATTGTTTACAAGTAACCCGCCACCAGAAGTGTACTGACCTGTATTTGAAACTTCGTTTCCAGTTGTGAATGAAGTTGTTGCTGAGTTTAGAGTAGCTGAAGAAGTATAAAGAGCGATCTTAAACTTGTCATCACCAGTACCAAAATTATGCTCACCTTCCAATAATTCTTTTTTGAAAGAATTTGCAATTGCTTGTGTAATAGCCATAGTTTTTTCTCCTTATTATTATTTACCACCGACACGAGGAACACCACTCTGATATTCATCACGTCTTCGTCTTCCCATTTGTTCTATAGAGAAGCCTTCTAATACTTGTTTATACTTTCCTTCGTATAATTGCAAGAGATCATTTGGCCCCTTTAAGAATGAAAATGCTTCAACTAAGCATGCATATAATAAACCATTGGGAAATTGTTGGCTAATATATGTTTGTGTATTTGTACTAGATAAAGTCTCTGGTTTCAAGATATAATTTAACTGAATTGTGTAAGTAGCATCTGGAGTTGGGGCCAATACTATTGTGTCATTATCCCACCAACTGTAGTATTTTGGAACACCTTGAGCATTAGTAGGATTAAATTCAGACATAAAACTAGAATCTCTCCACTCTAAAAATTCTCTATTATCTGGATTGCTTGTTCCATCAGAATCTACAATTTGAGCTGATCTAATAACTAAAGTATTTTGTGGTGTATCAATAAACCTTGTTCCTGAAATTACTTGAGCTGTTGCATATCTTTTATTTGCATCAACATCTACATCTCTCATTATTCTTAATTCTGCATCTCGAATAATATCATTTGTAATAGAGTCAGTTAAAACATTTGAACTAACTTCTGTGTAATCTCTAATTTTTTGTACTAATTCTGCGTATGTCATTATGTTGTTACCGTTACTATTCCTAAATTAATTTGTGCTTCTCTTTTTACATTAATTTCACTTCCATTATCTGGTACCATACTATTTGTTTCAGTTCTATAAGCAAATGGTGCAGGTAAAGTTAAATCTACAGCTATTCCACCACCGCCACCAGAAGCAAGTGTAAAAGTTTGTGGTCTTGCATTTCTTAAACCTTGTCCATCTGCAGTAGTTGGTTTTGGTTCTAGTTGTGGATGTTTTGCTTCAAACTCTGATGTATGCACACGCGCACCATTCCATTCAATAACCATTTCCGTATATGGAAATGCTTGACCAGAACGATCAGATATAAATTGTGCGTATTTTCCTCTAGATAAATTAGACATTTGGATAATAAGTTTTTGGAGTTATAAAAGAACTTGAAGGTGAACCATCTTCTTCTAATGCTCTTTTTAATTCATCTTCATATAATAATTTCATTTGTTGTGTAAGTTCTGGTTTTACTTTTTGTGAAAGGTAATAAGCTAAACCTGCACACATACATGGTACAAATCTGTAAGGTACATCAGCTTCATTAGTGTAAGCTCCTGCATCTTGAATTCTTTTTACATAATAATAATTAAGTTTGTTTCCGGCTTCAGAGGCACCTGGAGTTAAGTATAAAGTAATAGTTACTTTATCAATAAATCTTTGTACAAAATATTGTGTAGGAGTTCCTGTATTTGTTTTATTTGAAAGACCTTGATATGCAGATCTATTTATTTTTGTTAATGGAAAATCAGTTGAAGAAGAATTTCTATAAACAGCTTCTAATATATCATCAACACCATAAACTGCTGTTGCATCTGAAGTTCCATCAGACGTTGATCTATACATTGTATAGACAGCTTGACCATTAACTAATGTGATATCATTATTTCCAACTTCCCAAAAATGCAAACCTCTGTTTGCCCATTCTTGAAACATAATATTTAAAGAACGTCTTGCAGATTTTATATCATTACCTGAATAATCAAAACGTCCTAATCTTTCATAAGCTTCGGTGATTATATCATCGATAGCAAAATTTTTTTCAAAGACTGTAGTTCCTGAAGTTGCCATTAAGCTCCTGTTATAGTTACTGTAATGCTTCCACCTGCTCCTGCTAAATTATAAACAATACCATTTTCAAATTTAATACCTGAACCTGGAACGTAAACTTCTAATCCTTCAGTTCCATATTTATAAGTAGCTACTGCTGTTCCTGGCGTACTTGCATCTGCTGAATCATAAAAAATAATTGTAGATGATGCTATACCTAATCCCTGAATAGAAGTAATTCTAGCTCTACCTTCTCTTGCAAGAGTGTTAGCTCCTACTGTTGTCATGTTTAATGTCTTCTGATCTGAATCCATTTTTATCCTTACTTATCTATTAACACGGTTGATTTAGCACTAGTAATAGCACTACAAGTCATTCCAGATTTAAATAAAATTCCATCTTCAGGCATGTTAAAAGTAAAAACATCTCCTGGAGGAACCTCTGCAGTGAATTGAGTTCCGTCGATATCTTGTAAAGTTATTGATCCTGTATCAGTAGTAGTTGTTGTGTTAGAAAGAATAATTCCTCTTAGTCTTGTTCTTCCACCAAACACTTGACCTGTCGCTGTTATTTGAATCGCTTTTACATCTGATCTCATATTTAATTCTCCTTAAAACTTGTGTGAGTCCAAAGACTCACACAAATTAATTATCTATTACGTATCGCTAAATGGTGTAACAATAGTTCCTGATCCTAAGATCAAAGTATTGTGTACCAAGTATTGAGCAGTTTCTAACGCTGTAACTTGAATTACAGATCCAACGATCCCACCTGTAGTTGTTCCATTCATAGAAAGAACATCATTATCTGTAGAAGGGAAGAAAGCTTTTTTAGCTCCATCATCCACTGCGATCATAGCTGCACCTGTAAATTTATCTACACCGTCAGTTACGATTTGAACATCAGTTGCAGTAGTGTCTACATAAAAAGTAAAACTTGCACCAATGTTATTTAGATTGTTGTAGTCTGTAGCACCTGCTGTAGCTCCGTTAGCATTTGCATTGATTGATGGTAAAGTAAAAATACCATCTGCGTCTTGAGTTAAAAGGATTCTTCCTGCGTGATCATTTACAGTTAATGAAGTATTAGCTGTTAATGCAACAGTTGATCCTGGTCCAGTACCTATAAAGCCATTTTTAGAAATGACCGGTCCTGAAAAGGTTGTGTTAGCCATGATTGTTCTCCTAGTTAATTCTACATAGTCTCTAGGCCGTCGACTATACTGCGTCTATGCAGAAAATTAATATATGTATAGTGTATTTTTTATACACTACTTTTTAGTAGAGTGCAAGAGAGCCTGTAGTGTGGAGTGGATTTTTTCCAACGATGTAGCTTTTTATTAAGTAGCTACTGAAACTGTAGGAGCGATTGCCTCAACTTTATTCTGCAGATGTGCTTGTTTAGCTTCTGCTTTTTTAATATGCTGAACGATCTTTTTTACTTCGTCGTCGATCCTCACCATATCAAGAGTATATCTACCCTCGTTAAGATGCTCTTGCTCCCATTTGAGATCCAGCGACTTTTTCTTGTTGTAAAGTTCCTGG